ACTATCTGCATTGCACTTGAATGTTGACTCGCATTCTACTTTTGGTGCCTGTGTCGTTATTTCATCACAATAAGGCAATTGTCTACTACTTTCATGAGGACTTTGTGTGGAAGTAGGCTTTGGATTTTGTGTAGAAGTAGAACTAGGCTTTGGTTTTTGTGTAGAAGTAGAACTAGGCTTTGATATTTGTGTAGAAGTAGGCTTTGATATTTGTGTAGAAGTTGGCCCTTGTCCGCCACCTTGTCCGCCACCACCACCAATTTGTGCGGTGTTATCAAAACCTTCCTTATAGTTCATAAACATATATACAAAAAATATTACAATGAGTAGTAAACATAAAACAACTTTAAACATTCTATTATATAAATAGAATGAAAAAATTAAAATGAATTACAATAATATTTTTTCATATATACTAAATATCATCCATCACAAATAAAGCATTGTGCTGATTATACAGATTCGTCATATTGCGTGCATACAAGTCCAACTGTTGTCGTTGTTGTATACGAAAGTTTCTTCTTTCACGTCGTGTCAAACGAACTTCGCGGTTGTCGCGTTCACTTCTTCGTTGTTGATATTCATAACGCAAACGACGTATTTGTCTCCTAAGGCGACGGGAATCCTCGTAAATATATGGATTAATAATATTTTCTTCTTCCAGAAAATGTTCCCATGTAAACGTAGAATTCAAAGGTTCCGATGTTGAAATGTTATTAGTCTCTTTCATATATATTAAACAATTATTGGACAATTCGCACCGACAATAAGGACATAATGGTGTGCTCAAACAATGAATGCACGAAACACAAATACGTTTGGAACGATTACAACACTCCAATAATATAGATTCATTAATATCGTACGGCGTTTCGTAACAAATATTACATTCGTAACATTCATTGTTTGGCGAATCTGAAGTGTCCATGTATGTTACATAAGTATTGGATTCTTTTTTTTGAAAAAAAAATAAAGATTTCAAAAAAAATTAAGAAATGCGCTTTGTTTTGATTTCGGTAGACACGATGTAAATAGAGTTTTCGGTAATAACAATAAATTCTTCACATACTTTGAAAATCTTCACAATAGGGCTCGTATATTCTTCGGCAGAACGCACTAACAGTTTTTCATCGTTTTCCTTTACACCAATTAACACCGATGACTCGCCATACGAATCTGCCCAATAGTCTAGTAGTATAGGTTTATCATCTGTAATGGACAATCTAGCCGCATGTTTTAAAGAACCTTCGCTTGGTAATTTTACTTCACTCATTTTTTAGTGTATGTTAACTTGATTTCTTTAAATACTTTTGAATTCATTTATTTATTCGTAATTTTTTGAATAATCGTAGTTTTTCGTATAGGTTTGGATTTTTTTAATCGTTTTCGTTCTTTTTCATTTTTTTCTAGTTCGCTTTCCAATTCGTAAATATTTTCATATTCATTGGAAAATATGTCGGTCAAGAAAGTATAAATATCATCAAGTTCGTCGTCATTGCATTTACCAACAATCAAAACACTTCCAGTTCTAAAGATCATATAAGATACTTCTTTCTTATTTTGAAGAACATATTTACATTGAATTCCCGGATAGCTACAAGAATCCATGTTACATTTGACCTTGTATTTTGTTTTTAATATGTGCGTCAAGGTGTTGCGATTCAAATAAAAGTTGCAATTGAAATTAGAGTTTACCAAAACCAATTCACGCTTTTCCTTTATTTCGTGTATGGTACTGTGAAAATGAGGCTGAAGGGTGCTAAGAAGTATACTGATTACTGAATCTAACATGGCGTCGCTTTGAATACCTGGAATTTCTACTTTTCCACTATTAAACAACTTTACATGAAATTCACGATAAACACCATCAAATATTTTTCGAAAAATGATAACAAAACAGTTGTAAAATGCACTTTTGGATTCTTTGTTTGGTTTTAACACGTCATTTTTACAAAACCCAATATCTACTTTGCGCACATCTTTGAAAGGCACCCGGCCATTAGGATTGTCAATTTGATTCAAAATTTTCATCTTAATGTTTTTTTCTAGCTTGATTTTTTCTTCAAATTCTTCCACTTCAAAATGATTCAAGAAATTAAATTTCATTTGTTTTTTAACAATCCCTTCTTGTTCAGCATCATAAGGAATAATTTTCAATTTCCAAAATAAATCATTCAAATAAAAGGTACGATCCAAATAAATGATTTTTGATTTTGTGGAAATGATCAAAGGACTACTCTTTGGTGCCTTATTTGTAATTTTAGGCTTTTCTGGAAGCGTAAATATGTCACCATCATCGCCGTTGATAAATTGTTGCCATTGTGCTTCAACGTCCATTTATATGTTATTTGATACATTTTCTTTAAACCAAAAAAATATATCAATTTTTTTTCAGTTTAATGCGTAAAAGAGTCAAATATTTATCCATAACATACGTTGATTCGTTTTGGCATGATAATAATAGTTCTTTGGTTGTTTCTAATATTTCATTGTCCAACGTATAATGATGATACAAATAATGAAACAATTCTACGAGTATAGTGTAGTCATCATATTGTAATGTCAGTTTTTCATACAAAGATTGGTAATGCGATTTGTGAAGCAAATGTTCAAAAATATTATCATTCAAAATAATAGTATTACATTGATAATCTTGCAAAGCGTTGAGAATACTACGCAAATCATGGACGTATAAATGCTTGATATGATCAATGTGTTGTTGAGGGATATGTTTCTTTTCTTCTTGTAAGCACTTGTGAATAAATGAATCACATATTTTAGTAGTTTGATTGAAATGCAATGTGAGTAAACTGTTTCGTATAGATGGAATCACTTTATTCAAATAATTGCAAATCAAAATAAAGGTCACGTTTTTCTTTTGATAACAACATTTGATCAAATACATCAATTGTTTTTGGGCTTGCTTTGTCAACGAATCCATTTCATCCAAAAGCACAAATTTTTGCTCTTTTTTGAAAAATGTGGTGTTTAAAGTAAATTGTAAGATTTGATTACGAATCACATCAATACCCCTTTCGTGAGATGCATTCAAATGAATATAGTTTTTTGTGCATTCATGCTTTTTTTTATACATAGAGATTAAGCACAAAATAGTGGTTGTTTTTCCAGTACCCGGCGGCCCATAAAAAAGCATATTTGGATAATCATCATTGTCTATCATGTTTTGAATAAATGTTTTATTTTGAGTATTCAATACAATTTCATGAAACTCTTTTGGACGATACTTTTCAATCCATGGTACGTTCATGCTAAATTAACTTTTTAAAAGTATTTAAATTGATTTTTAAGAGTGTACATATATGAATCAACCCATTGGGGAGAAAAAAACCCGAAAACCCCGAACCAAAAAAGCAGATATGCTGAAGAAAAAAGCAGAAATGGAGAAACTAAAAGAGTCACAGCCACCTAAAAAACGAGGGCGCAAACCCAAAGGAGGCAAAATTACAAAATCCATTTCTAGTATTCATAGCGACACAATAGAAGATAAAGTCATCATATTGCACTTAAAATGCAAAATGATAGATTTAAATGAGCAAACGTTAAGTGACGTTACTCAATATGATCCCACCATTGTCAAAGAAATTACACCATATGATGGAAACGAAACAAATGTACCTTTTTATATGCTCCAAAACGAAGTCACACAAGACCAAGTTGTAGAGCTATCAATAGAAGATGACCAAGAGCATTCACCACAATCAGTGATATCAAGTCAAAAAATAAAGCAGCAAAATATCATTCAAAAAACCATTCAGCAAAAACTAAAGCAACTTGAAAAGCAATTTAACAACAACCACGTTACGAAACAATCGGCTTGTTTTTGGTGCACATGCGATTTTAATACAAAACCGATTTATATACCTTCATTATATTTTCAAAATAAATATGATGTATATGGTTGTTTTTGTAGTCCTGAATGCGCTTGTGCCTATTTATTTAAAGAAACAATAGACAACAATATGAAATACGAGCGATATCAATTGCTAAATTATGTATACGGAAAGATATATGATTATAAGAAAGATATTAAACCCGCACCAGATCCTCATTATACCCTAGAAAAATTCTATGGAAATTTAACTATCCAAGAATACAGACAAACCTTGAACTATGATCGTCTAATTCTTATTATTGACAAACCCCTGACAAAAATATATCCCGAACTGCACGAAGATACCAATGATTTTGAGACAATATATGAAAATAAAATTTTGCTCAAAAAAAGCGACAAAGTCAATAAAAGTGATGTATTAAATAAGGTTTTTGGTGCCTAAAATAGATTTTTTGTTGTTTAAAAGAAGTAAATATTGATCTTCTTGATATTTCTTAAGCTGAGTTTGATAAGTTATATACTGACTATACGTAAACGGTTGAGATAAAGGTTTTGGAATAGGATTAGGAACAAAAATAGGTTTCATATGATGTTTAAAAAGAAAAAAGAAGTTAAATTTTACTTTAATTTTTCTTCTTTTTTCTTGACTTGTTCTTGTTCTTTTTAGTCTTTCTCTTCTTCAGGACACGCCTTCTTTTGGACTTTGTGGACTTGCGAACTCTCTTCTTCTTGCCCCCTTCTTGATATACCCCTTGCTCTACATTCGGATAAGAACCCGCAAATGTTTTTGAATCGCCAAATTCAGTTGTCATGTAAGGTGTTCCGTTCATGTTATACAATAGAATCATATTTTTTATTTTCAATGAATTTGATTTTAGACAATGAATCCATCATTTTGGTAGAACGGCAAAGGGGTTTCCACTTTTTTTTACATGGAAGATAAATACATTGTAACATGATTTTCTTTTCATTGACCACTTCGTCTTCTTCGTCATCACTATGTTCAATATTTATATGCGTTTTGAAATGATTTGAAAAAATCTTGCGACATATATGATTGGTTTTCATGTCATTGACCAGTGCAGATTGATAAAATACCAGATCATTTTGCTTGTTTCGAACATACAAGTAGTAAATTCCTTTTTTGACATCTTCCGCCTGAACTAGAATATGAGCACAAAATTCATGCAAATTCATTTGATAATTAGATACACTAATTACACTATGGATCATGTAGGGCAAAGAAGTAGCCTCCAACAATATATTGCGTTGGAAGCTCATGTAAGGTACATGCAAACTCACAAAATCGCGCTTCGGTAATGGTGATATATAATTCTCTAACATGTATTTGAAATCAAAACATTGTTGTGATATTAACGGTTTTGTATAGCGTTCACCCTTATAATACAAATACTTATATAAACAAATTTCTCGTTCTACTTTAATACATGTGATTAAGGTTCCACAACCACTAGTCAATTCATCTTTAAATGCCATATAATGAAAAAAACATTTATTAATGGATTTGGTCCTTTGATCGTAATTTAATAAAACACAATAATGATTTGTATTATAATTGACAAACCACAATATGCTTTTTCTACCACTGGGTATATATAACTTAAACTGTTTGTTATCATTATTTTTTTTCTGATAATGATAACACATATCTTTGTCGTTTATTGGAGGTAATCGCTTCAACAGTTCCGGAAACAATGTGCTATAGTTCATTATATTGAATTGTTTGTGATTTCTTTAAGTTGTTCTAAACTTTCATTTAAACTATGTATGTTTTCTTGAATACAGGAGTTATCCTGTGAAGTATGTGCCTTTTTCTCAAATAACTCAAAAGCATCAATATTGAAAATATAACACACAAAGTGAACCATAATGAGTAGTAATACCCCCCAAAATAAATAGTGTAATTTCATATATTGAAGCATTATACTTTTTTATCAAGAAATAAACTTATATCATGCAAGCTTTCTTCAATACTCTGATTGCAATTAAAGTAATGACGGTGAAATGTATCGTTATCAATTTCTTTGACCATCATGATTTTATCGTTGATGGGACTTGTAATCGTTTTTCGTTTCACGTAATAATGCTGAAAGGGAATAGATGTCAATAAATTTTGCTTGTTTATTGTCATCGCATCTTTTTGCACAAAAAAGTCATACGATTCATAACTGTACTTTTGTGCTTCTTTCACCACATTACATTCAAAAAAATGATATTTGTATTTTTTGAAAATACCAGAGCTTGAAAAAATAAGATCGTCATAATGAATAGTCACATTATCATGGTCTTCTATATTGTCTTCAATGTCAGCATTGACGTAAATAATCATAGTTACATATCTTATTGAAATCTATTTAAATAAAAACACACAAATACATTCAATCATGGTACACATTCTTCTTGTCAAATCAAATGGTAGCATTGTGGAAAAAAATGTGAAAACACTTGATGAAACACAGTTATACAAAGTATGCAATTATAAAAACAACACCGGTTTTGAATTGTTATGCACCTATTGTGTTTCTGATGCGGAATACAAGGTATATGGTAAGAAAGACGGAAAAGCGAATCATGAAAATAAATATGATTTTCCGCCGCCGATTGATAGTGCCTTATTTTTTGGAACATTATGTATCTTAAAGACAGAAGATGGCTCTCACGAATCGCTATGTTGCAAAGAATGGGAAAAAGTATATGAAACTTTATTTGGGGGTTTTGAAGACATTGGTAATGAAAGTGAAGAACGATCAGAAGATAGTGAAATCTATGACGATGAAGATTACACAGCCGAAGGTTACTTGAAAGACGGTTTTGTGGTGGAAGATGATGAATTGGAAGAAGAAGAATATATTGATGAATAAAATTGAATTTAAACTTTTATATACAAAGCATTGTATTATAAATGGATGTCAAAGAAGTAGACGATCCTTTGCGTTTTCGGACAAAGATCATTGATCATATGCATACGAAAGCCAATGTTCAAAACCGCAAAACATGCGTTAATATAGAGAAGAGTATTTATAATTCAAGCATACAAAAAGCAAAAGAATCCGAGACCATTTGTAAATGGAATAACACCTATTTTGTATTATTGTATTTACATAAATTAAAATCAATATTGTCCAATTTGAAAAATCCAATTATATTGGAAAAAGTGAATAATCAACGCATTGAAGCACGAAATATGGCCTTTATGACTCATATGGAATTGTTGCCTGAAAAATGGGATGAAAAAATGAAAGAAAAAGAATTGCGATTAGAAAATAAGTTCTTTCCAAAGATTGAGGCAAATACAGATGATTTTACATGCGGCAAATGCAAGTCCAATGCGTGTACATATTATCAATTACAAACGCGCTCGGCAGATGAGCCTATGACAACCTTTGTGACATGTACCAATTGCGGTCAACGCTGGAAGTGTTAATGTTTGTTGATATATATAATGAGTTCCGGATTTGAGCACCAAGATTGGAATGAAGTGGTTCTCCAGAAACCAATACCAATTCAACAATCTACATCCAATCATAAAAAAAAGGAAGATTTTGAAAACATACAAGCCCCACCCAAAGCAAGTCAAGAACTCAAAGTGGCCCTTCAACAGGCACGCATTACTAAGAAATGGAATCAAAAAGAAATGGCCAATCAATTGAAATGTACGACACAACAAATCGCAAAATATGAAAATGGAAAAGAAGTTCCATCAAATGCAATGATTGCTAAAATGGAGAAAGTGTTGGGGGTGCGTTTACCAAGAAA